TAATTTTCCATGGTGCATCTATTTTGCCGGCGCCGCCGAGGGTGTACCCTATCTTATCCATGTGATCATACACTTTTTGATACAAAACATCCCTTTTGGAACTCAAATCAGCCACTTTTCCAAAGAATTTGCCGATTTTCATCTGAATTTTCTTGGTTCTTGGTTCTTCTCGACCTCCCATATGCAGATTGATGAGATCATTCAACAAATCATCGGATGATCTTAGATCGCGGGTGGCTGAGAGCATTCCTTTTTCCCAATCCATCTCATAATCTTGTTTTTTGAAGAATTCTCCAAATTTACCAAGCTCACTGGAGGTATCCAACGTTGGAAAGTCAATGACCTTGCGCATTTTGCCGTCGAATAGCTTATTAAACGCGAGATCTTCGCCTTTCATATCATCCAAGACGTCTTCAATGGCTTCTAGCTCGGTTTCATCGATTTCTCGGAGCAATTTTTCGGTTTTTTGTTCGGAAATATCGAGATTTTCCAATAATTTTGCTGTTTTTAGCAGAATTTGTTCGTCATTTAGCATTTTTTAACATCTCAAGAGCTTTCTCCAATAAATAGTCCGGAATCTCAGTATTGTCTAACTGTTTTACCACTTCAAGTGTCGCCCATTGATATGCATCATGCTCAATTTCACCACTTTCCGGATTGGGAAGACTAACATTTACGTCGCCCGACCATTTAAGTGCCAAAAAATAGTATTTTTGTGGTTTAGGTTCTCCTAAATACACTAAATCTTCTTCCAAACATGTTAAATCTGTCTCTTCTTTCAATTCTCGGATGGCGCCATGCTCCACTGACCGATCTTCGGCATCAATATGCCCACCGGGGATTGTCCATTGTCCACCGCGATCATCGATCTGTACGCGCCGGAGTATCAAAAATTCATCCTTATCGTTAATACAAATAACAATCCCCGCTTCGTGTTCAGTATCCACATTTAGAAACTTATCCCACGTATATTTCATGTTATCGGCATGCTTTTGGTTTGTTATTTAAACCCTCACAGAGAGGTCGCAATGCCAATTTAAGATTCAAATTTTGAATCGGAGACACCCAAATCATATTTTCTTGAGGCAACCCTCGTTGCAAGTCGATCCCCCATAAAATACCTATTGCATAACCGTCTGCATTATAGATCAAGGAACCGCTGCAGCCGAACCATCCGTAGGTGTTTAGCATCAGTTGTGTCCCCGCGCTGTGATCTACTTCATAACCAGCCACGCGTCCGCGGTAAGTCATTAAACTATGCCACGATGGAAAACCTGAATAGGTAATCTCAGTACCTACTTCGGATAACTTCTCAGGTACCTTCCACTTTATCCCTTTTCTGTTCTTGAAGTGGTCGACCACATATAACACGGCTATGTCGTGTAATGAATCAGCATAAATCAAAATACCAGTGTGTTGTTCGGTCTCTGTGTGCACGCCATATGCATCCCCTAAAGCTCCATCCGCCACGTGTTGCGCTGTTATGACAAGTTGGAAATCTTTATACTTGACTAGTCCTCCGGATCCGTGACCCGACAAGGTGATAACTTTGACTGCAGACTCTCTAACGCGTCTTTCGGTCGCCGACATTGTCGACGATACCTCCACAGCCTCAGTCTTTAAGTTATGGACTGACTCAGTCACACCATCAGCCCATGCTGTCCCTATACACAATATCGCTACTATTAAATTTTTAATCACCTCAAATGCCCTCCGTTGTAAATAGTGATTTATGGTTCTTCTTTTTCGTCTATAATCAAAAAAGCCGGTATCAACAAAAAGATGTTGATCACCGGCAACGCAAATAACTCTAATCGTCCGGAGACAAAAGAGTATGCGATTAAGCCTATGTTGATTCCGACTGCTACATTGATTAGTAATTTATAGAACCGCTTTAACATCCTGTTATAACTATGGCGTCAAGTGTGAAACAATCTCCAAACTACTAGGATAACATTTTTGTTTCTCGTGTGTGTCAAAATTATAGACGTCCACATAAGGAAACATTTCCAGTTGACACTCCAAGGGCGGACTGATTACTATTCCATAACTAAATTTCGGGGCGCCCTCAAAAGTATATTTTTTTATTTTAACCAAATCGCCCAAACTAATATCCCAAATTATTGTATCATAGAGATTTGATCTTGAATCCATTTGACGGCATCGCTGTGTTTATCAAAGGAGGGCGAAAGTCCTTTAATATAATTAGACGTGCCGGATTCTAAGAGAGCCCATTGCCAATTCCATCCACTAGCCTTACACATGATCAGCCCGGTCGTCATCGCAGATCTTGAAGACCCGAAACCTTCTTTTCTGACGAGCCCCGCAAGGAACAGTTTACGTTTCTTCATAAACAGTTCTTCTTCCTCACTTATTTTCTTTGCGACGCTTTTTTGTGGAAGATCAGCGCGCACTAATTCGTATTCAGCCTGCTTCATTTTATTAGTAAAGGTGGTCAACACCTCACTAAGAAAGTAGTCTCTATGCTCATCTTCAGCCGCATAAAATTCAGTTGCTGGAGCTTTTGCTCTTCTGCCGTTCTTAAATAACTTATACACATTCCATTTATAATTCAAATGTTCCTCCATTTATTGAATGCCATTCATAGGTCCCAACTAGAATTGAGAGCTTTAAGCCTCTTTCTTCTATAAGAGTGGTTGCTGGGTTTTCGGGATATATTTCTTTAACCACATTGTTGATCCATTTGACTTCCCACACATACACATCATCTCTTATTATATCAATGTGTCTTTTGCGCTTAACTAGGATACCAATGTGACCACCAACGTTGTCAATAATAATATCACCTATATTCAATATAACACACTTTAGAGAAGAGTGCAAGTCTTTATATTGCTCCGGAGCCATATAGATATCTAGAGCAACATAAACCTTTCTTCAGTGATCATATTCAATATGCCTTCTTCAGTGTAAGTTTGCAAACGACCAGACTGTGGTGTAATCGATTTACCTGACCATAAAATTTCCCATGCGTTCAAAGCAGGGTATTGCGGATCCGCTGTATGCTCAAACAGATCAACGCGACGGAGCAGGATCCCCGTTTCCTTGGAAATGGTGTCCACAACCACATCCCCTTTCTTTAATTTTATGCCCACACCTATACATAGGTGTTTAGATGTGGAGCCACTCTTTTCTTGGCTTAAGGCACTTTATATATGATTTCTCAACGTTGATAGGGTCAACTGCGCACGCATGCGACGGGGTTGGAATGAAAGTGCCCGGCTTTTCTGCCGCATGCGGAAGCTTTTGAATCTCAGTTTGGGGTGCCTTTGTTGCCCCGATAACAGAGTATCCCATAAGAACTGAGAATGCCGCTATGAAAAGACCTTTAGTCATAAAATGCCTCAAATATCTCATAAATAGTGTAAATAACTAAATTAGCGCCTATGAATTTATTACTTTATAGTGTCCGTTGTTTTTCCACACAACCCAGCTTGAATTCGCGATTTTGGGAAAATGCACAAACATCATATTTGTCTGCTCATCAACTTGGAGTACTATCCCTAGTGACCGATCTTGGCGCCACCTGTCCTTGATCCAAGCGCCAGCCTTGGCTGTTGGATATTGAGCTTTGGTCATTAGATTTTAATCCGGTCAATAATGTAGGGATGGTGCATGGAGAGGTCTTTATAAAGTTTCTTGATAATCTTTTTTGATATCTCTGCCATTTCTTTCTGAGTTGACTTATCGCCAATAGCTTGTTGCACCTCGTCCTTCACCGCTTTTTCAACTGCCTTCTTAACTTCAGACTCAAGATCATTCTTGAGTTGTCGCTTGATCATTCTCTCAATGTCGTTTTTATCAGTTGCGGTCAATTCTTCGCGAATTAGAACCTTAATGTCAGCAGCAGTAATTTTCATGTGAACTTTCCTTGTTAATAAATAGTGCTTTCTGTTTGTTTGTCTTACGTGGAATACTAAATTTTCCTTGTGTACGCTAATACTAAATGTTTTCCATCAACTGCGGTGGTGGTGCCACTGTGAATCCAAAATACACTATATGAGCGAAATGCCCTTGCAGCAGTACCAACAGACATCACTATTCCTATTTTATGCGCTAGCGGTGGATTTTCTATTTCATACCCCGTAAAGTATACAAGGTCGCCTACCACGAACGTTTCTACTTGACTATTATAACTCATACCTTAGACGAATGCAAGCCTTTTCTGTGTATCTCGTAGTCTTCGACACGTACCAAGTGATCACCCGACCACATACCACGATATGGATTATGAGAAGGAGATTGGGTCCAGCAAACAACATACTCACCATCTTCCGGTTTCTCTACCACGATGCCCAAATACTTTTCGAAATCGAAATCGTTGCGACCTAAATCGTCGACGCCACACCGGAAATCAGGCGCAATAGTAACCAAATCACCCACAACGAACTCGCGCCTTAAAATTGGAACACCCATATCTTAATTATGGATAATAATAGATTTCTACCTTTCCGTTGGGTCTTCTTTCTACAAACCCTTTCCAAGTGCAAAAGCTAAGTTCAGACAGTTCCCCCCGTTTCCACACTCGCGTGGCGGAAGAAGACTTAGAACAATAGGCATATCCAGCGCTCCCGGGACATGACCAATGAATGCGAGAGTAGCATACCGGACACCGATAATCAGAACCCTCAATTTTAAAAACGTTTTGTTTTTTGCCGTCGCCCACGTAGTAGGTATGCCGCTCGACCCCTTTACCGCGCGATTTTTTTGACGTGGAAATTTTTCTCTAAATTTTTTCTTTCGTAAAAGGATTAATTCCCTTTGTAAAGGGATTGTCTTTAATCATATTCTCATACGCACTTAAAGGTTGCATATTGTCCAAGCTCCAACACGCGATAAACGCAGGATCATCGAATTCAGTAAATTGAAATTTAGAACGGGGCACAATATGGTCGATTTGCCAGTAATATTGGTCGGTACCTCGACCATGATTCAGCCAATGCATATTCTCATCAAATTGCTTTTCTATATGCACAATGAATTGGTCGAGATCATACCCGCAGTGTTTCTCGATCATTGACCAGATATCTCCCGCGGACAAATCCTTGGCATAAACTCCACGTGCACGCGAAATATCCTTCTTGATGGTTGTGGCTACTAGTGTGCGAAACTTGCCACGATAGTTTTCCTTGCGGCGTTGCTTCCAGCTTTCCTTCTCCAGCGCATACCGCCGCTTGCTGCGCGCAGACTCGCACGTGCGACAGCGTTGAGTGCGCCTACCGGCTGCATCCGATCTCTCGTAGTAGAATTCATAATAAGGCTGGGTTACGCCGCATGTCCTGCATGTAAGTTCGGTTAATATCCCAGCCTTAACAAGACGAGAATACTTCTTATTTAACTTAATGGCTTTTGAGTGCGCATTAAATTCTTTGTCATTATTGGCATGTCTTGTCAGCATTGATGGGAAGCGAGCAAACAAACGACGCTCACGAACTGCAACAGATTGCCAATCTTCTGTGGATTTAGGATAGAGTGCCCGTTGCTTAGCTAGCATACGCTCACGCGTGGCAGCTTTTTGCTCTTTGCGAACCCGCATGCGCTCGGATCGCTCAGCTTCCTTACGCGCGCGTGCTTCAACGCGTGCTGCTTCCGTTGCAGCCACACGCTTGAGTCTTTCCTGCTCTCGCGCTTTTACTTCTAACCTACGGGCTTCTGCCGCGTCTTCCTTATCTTTAATAAACTGCTCTATCTTCGTTTTAAGATATAGGTGTTGTGTATTGCGCATGCCATGAGTCTGTTGCCATTGCATGTCTGGCTTAATCTTCTTATTATAGCCACCGCAAACAAACGTACTTTTCTTAATGTCCAACATTGTGCACACTTCTGATCTCGTTATATAACCTTCTGGTATTGGGGTTTCTGTGTACTTAAGCTTTTTTATGTCTCTTGGATCCCAAAACGCGGTAGGTGACTCTCCACCGCCAACGATCTTAGCCGGCACTCCTAAGACTTTAGCTCTTGCGTGAACTGCGCTCCATGTGATTCCTAACTTCTCCGCCACTTGTGTCGCTGTATACCAATTATCCTTATACCACTCGAATTGCTTTTTTCTGTTCTCGACCTTTTGTTTGCGCTTGGCTGTTAATGTGCCCCAATCACTACCCGGCTTCTTGTGTTTGTTATACCGACCTTGCTCTGTGTAAAAATTTTGCGCGCACTTTTTGGAACAGTACTTTCTCGCTCTGCCACGGGCGCTCGTCTTCTCTGGGTTTTTGCTACCACACTGTATGCAATTTGACATTGTCTTCCTCCTATTACTATTATAACACGTGTGCGCTCGACGTGCAAACTATAATCTCAAAAATTGCTCTGGGGATTTTTTTATCGGCGTAGATCGAACAGCCTTAGCCCCAGCACACACCACCGCACAAACGACCGAGATATAGATCCCGGGGTAGGGGGGAGGGGGGTACCCCCACCACATGCAAACAAAGTTGACAGCATTTTGACAGTCGCATTAATGTTAAATATATGTCAAAAGATTGTCAGCATCATGTCAAATCTCTGTCAATCTATCGCACTGTCGTATGTTGTGTTAGTCTTACTATACCTATACGTTAATAGCAATGCTTGGAAGTATACGACAGTGATCACTGGTGTCCATATCATTATCATAACACTTTTATCTATTATATTATTTACTCTCGCAGACTTTCTTGCACGGTTGATACATTTACGTAGCATATAATCCTCTCCCTTTAAGGCAAACGTTAACTAAGTTATTAGTATCGTTAGTCTTTTTATTTTGTGTGTTCTCGCCATGTTGCCGGCATGTGTCACGCGCAGACTGTCGCATAAATGTATCACACAGCGCATGAAGGCGCAGCTAAGTGCGTGATATCGTTAGGCTTTATGACCGCGTGAAAGCCGGCGTTACATGCCGGTTATCGTCAGGTCCATGATGCATGCAGCAGAGTACAGCAGCAGGAAGCTGCCAGCAGCGACGGTGCATGCGATGGCGTCGAGGATCTTGTCTTTGGTCGTGTACATTGAAGGCTCCGATGGTTTGTAAAAGTTTTGTAAAGAGTGTGCAGCGAGCATGCTGTCAAAAGAATGTCAAAATAATAGTGCTTGACAGTGTGTGGGTGCATAGGTATAAAGTCTCAAGATAAATACCACCGCATTCCTCCACATTCTAAAACACATAAAGTTTAACTGTCACAGCAACCAAGCCAGCACAGACCACCACAATCCACTATAAGATATATGCACACTTCTATGAGTTACGCTTAATCAGTGTGTCAATAACAAATACTGTTGTTGCTGTTCCAATAAAGAAACCTGATATAAACATAGACATATTGTCTTTCCTTTAATAATCTTATGATTGAGTCTCGCGCTTAAACGTCGCTTACGACCTTTAGAGGATCAGAAGCATACAGGCGAGCGGCAAACTTGCGAAGCTGCTCAACACGATGCAAGGCGCCATCAAGTTCTTTCTGGATCTCATCAACCTCAGTTAGAGCGGCAGAGAGATTGCTAAGAATCTCCGGCTCCGTCATTTGGATGCCATATACGCGCGGCTCGGTCGGCGATCCGTCTGGGTTCTGACAATAGTGGTTGTGCCACATATTTGCTGAGTACCAGTTCCCTTTATTTGATCGACAGATTTTAAGATCACCATCGAGTTGTGCATGTGGAATAAATACTGGTTTGTGTGCTGGCATGATGTGTCCTCCTATGGACGTTGGGTTATAAAGTGTTTTTGTGTTTGAGTCTCGCGCTTACTTCTTTTTGGTCAGCTTGCGAGCCTTCATAATGTGGCGTTCTTCCACCATGATCGTTGTTGCCTTCCCAACAGGAAGGAGCTTGTAAATCTTTGACCCACGCGCAGCCGACGATACGGGCGCAGCATCAGGCTCGACAACCATCATGGGGCAATCGCGCTTTAGCGTTACGCCTCCACACTGGCGATCAGTGAACCCAGCAGACGCACGGAAAGTAACCAACTCGCCAGACGCATACTTAGGATCTGCGTAGTGGGCTGTCAGCACCTTTTGTGCATACTTATTCTTTACCATCTTATTGTACTGGCTGTACGTCGGTACGAATGAATCTGTCTCAAGAATGTCGCGCACAGTAGCGCCGAAGTAACCGGTTGTCTTATAATAATGGGCGACGATCACAGCCTTTTCTCTAAGGGTAGGATCATTCTTATAGCTCTCGATCCAACTGCGGCGCTCGGTCATCGCGGCATCATCATGCTCGGCTTCAATCTTTTTAAGGATCTCGGTCTGACGGTCAGATAGGCGTCTATCACCCTTCACCTGTCCGATCAGGCTCTCAACAAACCCGTTAGCCCAGCTTGCTGCCTCCGTGCGGGCGTGCAAGCCCTCAAGTCGCCCCAGCATACCAGCATGCTTCTCGGAAGCAGCAGCAACGCTCTCAGGAGAATAGCGTTCCTCAAGGGTAACCACCCACTTCACACGTCCAGCACTCAAACGCCCCTTGCGCTCATAGTATGAGAGCAGGGATTGAGCAAAAGTGCGATCACGCGGAGAGATCGCGGGGTTGGCAACGAGCGCCTGAAGGCGGGTTTGATAGGTGGGGCGAGCCATAATAATACCTCTCTTATAAGTAGATCGGGTTAGGAGTTGTCTGCGTCTTTCTCGGCTGCTTCTCGCTCAAGTTCAGCAAGATCCTCGGCAACGTCAGCGACTGTCATCGCCCGCGTCTTTGTGCGCTTGGTCTGGGCGCGGTCAAGCTGACCCCACCGCCGCGAGTTAGCAGGATGCGCGCACAAGTGCAGATCCGTGATGCCCAACGCCTTCATGCGGCGAAGCATCTCGCGAGTCGGCTTGAGGTCATCCGGCTTGGTCAAGACGGTTTCATAGCCGTCCAGCTTGCCGGAGTCATCGAGGGAAACGTGGGTGCGGGATACATAATACTTCAAGGTCAATCTCCTAACTTGATGTAAACATTATACCTGATAAATGAGGGAATGTCAACCCTAAGTTGTCAAGAGAATGTCAAGGCTCGATCTTACTCATCCACTTGAGTACGCCCCGATCAATGATCCTCGAGGTTGTCTCTCCGACCATCAAAATCTTGTGATTCTCGACAGTCACGCCATCGTCGCGATGAATGAAGGCTTCGCCGAGATACATAGCAGTCTTCCCATCAAACGAGGAAAGTCCGAAGGGGTTGACGCCAAACCTATACAGGCTACCGGGTTGCATGGCCATAGTTTAACGACCCTCGTAAAAGGCACCCACCGGAATAGCGGCGAAGGCAACGGTCCAAAGAATAGCGGTCAGAGTAGCGGCGAAAGCGATCATAGTGATCTCCAGTTGGGTTGTGCCGGGAAAGCCCCCGGCAGGCGTGTGAAAAGTTTAACGTGCCTTAGCCGTCGATGGCTATAACCCGTTCGTTAGTTGAGAAATAGGGGCGAGCAGCGTACGCCTTGGTGGTCATCCACATGCGTTGGCACTTGCTTGCGATAGGCTTCGGAGCGCAAAGGTCAGTCAGCACAATGTGACCGTCAAAGTCGCGGGCGTTCACATACTTGGTTGGAGCGTTGAAGCATGTGCCTCCGCGCATTACACGCTCGGTCTTCTTGCTCTGACCCTTCTTCCAAGTATAAATCTTCTTCTCGGCAACTTCAGTGTCGAAAGGAACAACGGTAAACTCGGCAATCTCCGCCAGCTTGTTCAACTCGGAGAAGAACGCAGCGAGCATCTGATCATCGACGGAGCCGGATTGGTCAATCGAGATAGCGATCTTGGCTTGACGACGCACGCGCTTGCCGGGATGGATCTTTGGGAACCGCTTGTTGAGGCGTCGAGGCGTCGAACGCTTGTCGGCGCGCTGTGAAGTTTTAACGAAGTACCGGAGCACCTTGCGCCAGTCAACCTTGGTTTGAATGCGATCAAGAATGTCTTGCCTCATCGAGTGAGACACAGATCCCCAGTTCCGAGACTTCTCGGCTTCCTCGGCAGCTTGCTTGACGGCTTCCTTGAGTCGTTCCTTGGCAATCTCTTGCGTGGTGCTGTCACCCTCACCAAACTGATCGTGATCATCGAAGGAATCAGCGCCACCGAAGGGATCACCGTCACCGGGCTCGCCTTCGCCGGGTTCGCCGCCGTCGCCCTCGGAGTCTTCTTCGTTTTTGTCTGCCATGTCCTTCAGAGCCTCAAGATACCATTCGTAGGTCTTGTTCGCGGGCAAGTGGGCAAACGGACCTTCACCGGGGAAAACTCCCTTCATGGGCTCACCGCCTGCCATTGGTGGTCCTGGCTCCGCTTCGCACGGCAGCTTGCCAGCCATTTCGGGGAGCCCGTTGATTGCAAGGTCCATCGCGATATTATCAATGCGCCTGAGTCCATCGACAGGCTTGCGACCGGTCACATGCTCAAGGATGATGTGATAAAACTCGTGCATCAGGACGCCCAGCTTGTGCTCGTCCTTTAGTGCGCCCATAAACTCAGGGTTGAAAAGCAACTCAAACTGCGCGGTCGCCGGGTTGACGCGCACGCCTGCCGTTGGCACGCTCGTGCTCGGGGTCTTGTCGATCCGGCGCGAAAGCGCGGCAAAGAAGGGCTCGCGCATCAGAAGGCGAGCGGTGTGCATATTCAGATCGAATGGCTTGGTGGTCTTGTCGTCGGACATGAATCTCTCCTGATTACTTAGTAAGTATACCATAAAAACAGGGGGTTGGTCAAGGGTTTAGTTGTCAAGAGAATGTCAAGGAGTGGGAATAGAGAACGTGGCGTGGATCACTGTGTCCGTATACCACTGCTCGCTGTCGGTGCCATCAAATAGCTTGTACTGGCGTCTGTTGGCGTCTATGGTTCCCCACTCCTTGTGAGGGCTGTCTCGCGCTCCTACGACCACACAGGGGCGCTGGTCGCGCTCCCTGATCAATAGGTCGCCTACCTTAAAGGTTCTCACTGCTGAGAGCCGCCAAGGATCTCAACAAGATGCTCGCTCACGCGCCGACCATCGGCAGCTTCAGCCTTGTGAAGCGCCACAACATTATCAATGTTGTCGGTGTCACCGAGTACGGTCCACAGCTTCATGGCTACCTCGGACGGAAGTGTCACGAAGTAGTTGGCGAGGTTGGTTATTTGATCCTCGGTGAGAGTCTCGTTAAACACTTGCGAAGCCTCAAACTTCTCAATCATGGCAGCGTGGTCATTGATGCCCCACTTCTCGCACTTAGCAAGATCGCCAGCATCAAGAATGTCCTCGATGGTCACTTGCCACTCGTACTTCTCAACGAAGTCGCGAAGGGCGACGGCACCCTCAAAGCCAACGAACGCAGTCGCGAGGTTGAATAGAAGATCGCGATCTCCTTCCTCACCGAAAACACCGGTTGAAACTGCGGTGTCGTTAAACCGCTTCCAGCTACGCCGGGACGGGTAAACCTTGTTAGGCTCAAAGTCGCCCTTATGCTCAAGGTGCTGACGGTTATGGTTAATAAAGTCCCACAGCATGCCGTCAACCTTTTCGGTTGCCCACTTCAGCCAGTCTTCGTCGGAAGGCTCAAGGTCAAAGACGGTCCAGCGGTCAAGCTCGGCAGGGTCCATCTCGCCGACTTGGTATTGTGCGCCATGCTCGCCACCGTTGACGGCAGCGACCACCAAAGTCTCAGGGTGGAGCTTCCAACCGTTAATCTTGCGGCTATCGGTCAACTCAAAGAGTCCCTGACGGACTTCTTGAGTCGCACGGTCAACCTCGTCCAAGAACAGCAACACGGGCTGCTCGCAGGCTGTCACCAGCCAGTCTGGAGCGTTCCAAGTGGTCGCCTTGCGACCATTGATGGCGGTGTCGGCTGTGTCTGGTAGACCAAGCAGATCGCCTTCTGTCATCTGTGACGCTCGGCGCTCGACTACGGGGAGATCGCGCTCACGCGCAATCTGATAGACCACCTCGGATTTTCCGACACCGTGGCGACCGCGAATAAGCACGGGCAGCTTGGAATCAAGAATGTGAGGTGCAACGGTCAGAAAAGTGGCGAAGTCGATGGACATGAAGGCTCTCCAGAGCAATGGGGTTGGTTCTCTAACTTACTTAGTAAGTATACCAGAAGCGGGGGTAAAGGTCAATAGGTTTATTGTAAAGTAAATGTCAAGAGATTTGTCAGGGAAATGATGGTAGCTGATGCGGGACTCGAACCCGCAAGCCCACATGGGCGAGAGATTTTAAGTCTCTTGTGTATACCATTCCACCAATCAGCCATTTTCTCTTTCCTACCCTTATAATATAACCACTCTCGCCCGTAAGTCAAGGCGAGAGTTGTCAGGTGAATGTCAAGTCTAAAAACGACCCTTCCAGTGTTCTTCAAGTCCGAGATCCCGGATCACTTGTGCTGTTTCGCCGGAAGGCCAGCTATAATCATGCTGCCGTTGCTTCTCATATTTCCCCCCCGTGGTTGGAAACTGTTTAGCAACGTCAATGGTGGAAGGCTCACACTCCAGCCAGCCATCAGGCGGGTCGAGCGATGGGATGAGCGAAGCTGTGGGCTCCGGCTCATGGGTGAGTTCCGCATGGTCTCGGGCTTCCTTAAAGTTTTCTTGCAATCTCAAAATCTTGTCGCGAGAGGTCCAGCGACTTTGGTTAGCCGATGCCAGTTTACCAGCCTCGACATGGTAAACCCACAGACCAGCGCGAGCAGCAGTAACCGCGTTCCAATCTACACTTTTAACGTAGCGGAGCGATGTGTATGATCCCCACTCCTGATCTGGACCGTGATAGCCACTGACGCGGATAGGGATCATCGAACCCATGCCGATGCCAGTCTCGCGGGCATTTGCCAGCGAACCAGCGCGTACGCGGCGAGATTCCTCGATGAATACCAGCTTGTCGCGCTTGACAACCTCGCAAATCCGGCGCGTGTGCCCACTGTCTCGGCAATAGCCGCAAGTCACGTTCTTCATGCGCTCGGCTTT